TGTTTAAATAGTTCTTATCGAACAATGTTTTAGTTGGTGCAGGAGTTAAACCTGCTGGGAAACCACCCTGTGTTAAAAAACTCATTTATTTATGTTTTTAGAGTTATTTACTAATTTTAACACGCAGTCTTTGAGAATCATCACCACTAATTGCTCTTACCTTCATTCCACCAACCTGTGTAGCAGCCTCATGTTGACCTCTAGGGTCCATTTTAACGTTCTTAGAACGTGCTGAGGTTTCCTTAACAGCGTCAGCTTTACCTTGTTGGTAAAAGTGATTAGCTACAGCGTCTGCGTTCATCGCTGTAAACAAGGCTTTATGATAACCTTTAGCGTCACCTATAGTATTGTCTTGTCCTAGAAACTTTCTAGTGAAATTACTAATGTCGCTTTGGTTCTCTTTTACCTTACCAGCATCCTTAACATTGAATCGATACTTTTTTTCACCCACTTCATATTCAAAACCTTTGAACTCTGGGTTAAAGACATTATCTGTCTTACTTTGAAATACCGATGCTTGCTTTTTTGCCAGCTGTGATGATTCTTTTGTTTGTTCTTCGTAACGATTGAAAAAATCAACCGCGTTTTGCTGTTCAGGTGTTAACCTGCTTCCAGCTTTAATATCTTCGTAATACTTGCTTTTCATACCGTTCAAATGATCTTTAGCTCTTTGAACTTCTTCTTTGTAAAGCAGTTTTTTACGTTTTATATCTCTTTCTTCATCTAGTTCTTCGTCAAAAGAATAACTATCTTCAATCAAGAAATCAATTTCACTATCATCGAGATGTGGTTTAGTACTCTTATAGTACTCCTTAACTAATTGTTCCTGGTCTAAAGCATCTACGTCTTGATTTAATCTAACGTAGTCTTCTAAACTACCACCAGTTTCATTCATAAACTCAACTAGTTTCTCGATGTTTTCAGGTAGATTAACATCAACCTTTTCTTCAGTTGCTTCTAAAACCTCTTGCTCTTGGCTTTGAGTGTCTTCAACTAAATCTTCTTCAGGTTCTTCCTCTTCGTCTACTATTTCCTCGAGCACCCGTACTTCGCTAGCGGGCTCTCCATCATCTTGTAAGGGTTCTTCTTCGTCGGAGCTCCGTACTTCACTGGGCTCTTCGCTCTCAAGTTGATCGGCTGGGGCATCTCCGCTTGCTGGCAGTTGCACGTCGCTATCTTGCACCCGCAATCCGGTCTCTTCATCATTTTCGCTTGATACATTTTCTTCTTTGTTAACGTTTCTAAAATCAACTTTAACGACACCGTCGTTTAAATCTTCTTTTTGAACCAGTTCTTCCTGGCTTACTGTGTTTTCTTCTTCCATGTTAAGATAAAATATTAAAGGATACTATATTTAGTTATTACCTAGGTTCGAAATAACCTAAGCCAAACCCACCCGTTAAGGTATCGTTACCAGAAGATTCAAAGTCTTTTGGTGGTTTGTTGTTTTTTCTTTGATCAATAAGTTCGCTTTGTTGAGATGCTTGAAGTTTAGTTCTATCGTCTTTTCTGTCTTCTTTATACTTTTCTTTCTCCTTGAGGTTTTCACCGTCAACACCTCTTATTCTCATGTTGTACTCAAACTCCTTAGCCATTAAGTCTTTTTTAATTTCAGACTCTTGTTGAAGTTTTTGTAAGTCTAATTGAGACTGTAACTGAGCTAACTGAGCTTTACCTTGAGATATAACTTGTTGTTTTTGCGCCTCTGTTTGCGCAACAGCTTGCTGTGTTTGTGCGTTAGCTTGTGCTTGAGCCTGCATGTTTTGCTGAGCCATTTTTTGATCAAGCTCTCTTTTCTTACGTCTTCTTATTTTTAAAAGCTGATTAGCTAGCTTTACGTTTTTGATATCTCTTATATCTATAGCGTCTTCTAAATCAATACTTTGCTGAGCTAAAGCTTGTTGTATGTTATTTTCTAAAAAAGCTTGCTGTTCTTCGTCAGGAGCTAGTTCTATAAATATACCAAAATCGTGAAGATGAATATCATGCAATTCGCTTATTACCGCAGTATTGTGAGCACCAATCTTGTTTATTAATCCATCTCTAGTAGGAGAAAACTCTATAACATCAGAAAGTCTTAAAGACAAAGATTCTGCCAACTCTGTTGTTAAAAACAAACTAGACTGGAGTATATGTCTAGTAGCTGTGTTTGAGTTAGCTGCTGCTAATTTTTGAACACCAACTAAAGCATTTTTATCTGGAGTAGATCCGTCTCTAGCCTCGTTGAGGCCTGTTACGTCTCTAATCATCTGTAAGTAATAGTTGTAAGTGTTTATTAAAGCAGTTATTTTTTGACCTCCAGCACCTGAAGTTACTTCTTGAATAGGCACTTTACCTGGATTCATATCACCTTCTGATGTGAAAGATCTACCAATGATACTACCTGTTTGGAAGAACATGTTAAGTGCTTCTTGTGGGTTATAATTAGTACCATTACCAAGGTCAATCTCTGCTAAACCATCAGCGTCTATGTATATACCATCTGGCACCATACGTGTTAAAACTTGCTGTAGTTTTAAGTGTGTTAGCTGAATCATATCAGCAAAACTAGTTATTCTAGAAACCAAAGATTCTATACGACCTTGATATATACGAGGAGCAACTAAGTTGTAGTTCATTTTAACTTTAGCATCGTCACTTTTTGGCCTCATCATGTTTTTTGACAAACCCCACTCTAAAACTATATCAGTACCTAGAATTAAAGCGCCTTCATAAACAACCTCTAATGATCTAGATATCTTACCAAACTCACCTGCTAAATCGCTTGGTGGGTTAAATTGATCGTCTTTAAGTATAACCTTACTAGCTCCAGTACCTGTTTGCTTTAACTTGTAAACCTCGTTCATGTAGGTTTTGTAATTAAAGTATAAAACCTGCACCGTGTTTTTATCTACAGTGTGATTGTTTCTAGGTGAGTTACTGTAGTGACCTCTATCATGTATACTCTTCTTTAGTATATCTTCTAAAGCTTCATCGTCTAATTCAGGATACTGTTTTTTAAGCTCGTTTACAGGTACATTTTTAACTTCACCTATGTAATATATGTCATCAAAATATGGTGACTCTGAATAAGAATAAACTAAACTAGCAGGATCAACGTATTCTATTTTTATGCCTTCTGAAGTATTAAAGCTGTTTTTTACACAAGCCATACCCAGTACTGTAAGATCGTAATTAAGTCTTTTTCTTGTGTTTTCGTATTTATTGTCTTCTAGCAAAACAGTTAAAGCCTGCTCTTCAGCTATTTCTACAGACTGCTTGTAGCTTAATTGCATGTGAAGTTCTAGCTCCTCTTTGTTTTCAGGTAAACTTTGCTTTGGATTTTCATACATGTTTACACCAAAAGCTTGCTCTGCAAAATCATTAAGCTCTTTAGTCTGCATGTCTCTTAGAATAGACTCCATGTACTTAGTTCTCTTGTCTATACCAAAAGGATCTTGTGAAAAAGCTTTTATATCATACATCCTTTCAGATATACCATTTACAACTATATCAACAAACTTTGGTATGATAGGAACTGGTTTCCAATCAAGATTTAAGTAAGAAAGATCACCGTTTATAGATAATTCATCTTTATACTTCTGTATAGACTGTTCACCTCTGGCGTACTGTCTTCTAGTGTGAAAAGTTTCTTGATTACTGTGAAATCTGTATACTCCACCATCTCTTTTAAACCATTCATCTTCGATAGCTTTACCTACCTTAAGCCCATATTCTAAGCTTAATTTTTCTTGGTCACTAGCTACTTGACTAGGAAAATAACTCTTTACAACTGACTCAGCCATAATTTTATATTATCTGCGATTTTGAACCGCTGTTTTTATACTTTGAAAAACCAAAATCAATTTTAGTTTTTGTTCTATCTGCAACTGGTCTATAAAGGTTTCTGTTACAAGCCATTATAGCTAAACCAGAGCTTATAGACGCATCAAACTTTGTTCTTTTATTTATATCAAATCTACTCCAATCATTAAGTGTTCTATTCATGTACATAGAACCATATCTACCATCACCCATTTGTCCAACGTAAGTTTCTATATAAGTTTCTATAGCTGCCGCGTGGGCTTGTTTTATATCTTCACTAGAGTTAGGTATACCACCTATCTCTTTTTCTGTTGTTGATAATCTATTCCAAACCTTATCCGGTCTATTCATAGAAAAACCTCTGTAACCCCTTTGTTTTAAAAAATATAAAAACCTAGGTTTGTTATTTTCTGCTAAAACTGGCATACCATAAAAAACTAGAGCCTTAAGCATATCTTCAAAAAAAGTCTCTGCAGTTTTTGGTCTAGCAACGTATTCAAGAAAAAATTGATTAGGCGGTGAGTTTTCCATAGAGAACTTGGTTAAACCGTGCAAAGCACCATTTGAGCCTTTACCATCAACCGTACCACTAATATCGTACGAATCACAGCCAAACGCTCCCATGTGTTCATTACCAGGATATCTCACCCCATTTTTTATAATCACTTGATTTTGCAGTTGTTTATCTGGAACCCAAGAAATTATAAATCTTCCTTGTGGATCTGGTGCAAAAAAGACTTTAGAATCTTTTATACCGTCTTTCCAGTGAAAGTTACCTTTTGTGATAACACCATCTCTAGAAACACCTTGATTGTAATCTATTTGATCATATATCTTTGAAAGGTTGAACAAGCTGTTTTTTGTTTCGTCTCTAAATGCATGGTCCTCTGTTCTTGGAAACTGTCTGTAAAATTCATTTAAAGCGTCTTGATCACCTCTTAAACCTTCTGCTTCGTTTTCCCAGTTCTCTATGACACCTACGTCTATTTCTTCACCTTGTGGTCCAAGTACCGGTTTTTCAGGGGTGTTAAATACGGGATTACCATACTCATCAATGAAGCCTTCATAGTTCCACTCCATTGGAACGAACAAGCTGTAAAGGCCTGATTTAGTTTGGCCATTCTTGTTTCTTTTAGACACGTCAGAGTCGTTGTACAACTTTTTAAAGTTTTCACCACCCTTATCTAAAGAGTTTGAGGTTGATCCCATCATACATTTACCTATGATGCGAGAACCAAGTCTCAAACATGTTTTAGTAACACGCCAGTTGTTTAATATGTTATCAGGTTTTTCCCATTTACCGCTTTCATCGTGAACAAGCAGTTTTAGTTTCTCACCATCATATGAGTTATCACCGGTGTTTTTCCAGTCTATAGTTGTATCTAAACCTTCTAATGTTTCTTCTTCTTTTCTTTTAATAGATTTTCTAGTAAGCTTAGACGCTGGAACTCTATAAGCTAATTCAGATTTAGGACGATCCATACCGTCTTGAATAGGTTTAAAGAAAAACGGATAGTTCACAGATATAGGAACTACCTTATCGGTAAACATTTTTTTCGCATCAGAACCTGATTTAGAAAGTATACCAAACCTAGCATCAGAGCTAATCGTAGCCTGATTAACAGTTTCAGCACTAGACATGAAAGAAAAACCACTACGTCTGTTTTTAAGATAACACATACCGTAGCTTCTTTTGTCTGCCTTGCAAGCTTCCCAGAATATGAAAAACAACCTATTAGCTTCTCTAAAGTCTGGTTTGCCAACATCTATTTTAGACCATTGCAGATACATATAATGAGTACCTGTTATATAAGTGGTTTTTTTATTATTAAAGAAGTAAAAACCATCTTCTCTTCTATTGAACTCTTCGTCTATGTATTGTTCCCAGTTTTGTTTAAACTCTTCAGGATAGTCTTTCCAGTCAAAGACGCTTTTTATGTTTTTTATTTCTTTGGGATAATCAAAAGGTGTCCATTTGTTTTCTTTAAATTCATGAACATTAACAGCTTTTGGTAAAGCTATTTTTAAGTTTTGAATTTCGTATATATCACCTATTTGACCTGTCTTACTTATGACTACAAAATCAAATTCTTTATTATAACCATATTTCCATTTTCTAGCCTTGTTATATCTTTTAACAGTGCTTTCTTTTATTGGATTTACTATTTTATATAAAGATTGATCGTACATTATTTAGATCTTCTTTCTGCAAAACCAGAAAAAGACTTAGTTTCTTTTTTTTCTGCAGGCTTTTCGTTAAGCATGTTTTCTTCTTCTTGAATCCTGTTTAGTATTTCAAGCGCGTCTAGTATAGCTAGTTTTTTAGTAGCAGCAGCGTTCTTTAATCTATCAGCAGAGACGTCGTCTTCAGTGTTAGTTATTATGGGTTCTTCAGCAACTTTTATGAGTTCCTTTATGGCCTTACGCCCAGCTTGGATTATACTCTTTTTCGTTTCTTTTGTGTCCATAATCTATATTTATGTTAACGGAACGAACACGGTACATCCTTTCATTATCAATGACAAATTCGTATTCGCTCCGGGGTGTGAAACCAACTACGTTACCACGCTGCAGGCCAAGTTGTAGTAGATCATCACCCAATATTTTAAGCACTCCTTTAAATGGTGTTTCATTGTCTAAAGACCACATATCGTTAGACTCTATTGGCTTTACAAAACAGTAACCATCCGTGGGTTTCCATAAACCATCTCTACGATACATGTATATTTGGTCTTGAGTACACATGTAAGAGTTTTCGTTAAAATAACTTCTGCTATTTTTCTCATTACCTTTAACGTCGTAGAACCTTCTAAAAACATTGTGGTGAACAATGACTTCATCTCCTGGTTTAACTCCGCTAGAATCACCCTTAGGCACGTTTACAACTACACCTACTCTATTAACGTATCGGTGATCTTGTAAATCTGTATTTAACAAGAGTTCTTTGTCTCCTATTTCTTTTTTGCTATTTGTTCTAGAACCTTTAGGTTCCACAACAAAGTCAAATAAAGATCTCATTAATATTCTAAATTATATTCAACGGCTATACCCATGTTTTTGTTAAAGTCTTTCCAAGGTATTGTTTCGTCGTTTTTCTTAATATAAATACTAAACCTGTCTTGTTCTTCAACTATGCTTTCTATGGTATGACCTCCGTAGACCTCTTGGCCCACGGAGTAATGCATAGCTTCGTTTTTATAGTCTCTACCTATACTTATCTTACGAATCAGACCGTTCATTGTCTTTGATCTCTCCAGATGATAAGTCGATAGTAACATCACCGTATTTTTCTTCTAATGCTTTTTGTTCTGTACTTAAGTTTTCGCTAAACTGCTCGAACACTTTGTATAGTTGCATTTTCTGAAGATCTAAATCAGCTAAGTTTATTTTTAACTGATTCATTTGAGATACAGCTCCAGTAACTTTTTCAAGCTCTTCTTTTGTTAGTTTTTTAGCTTTTGCCATTTTCTTTAAAAATTTATTTAATAATATATCAAATATAATACAAATCCGCTTATTATGTCAAATTGTCTATGTATTGTTGGCACTCTTCTTCTGTTCCATAAAATTCAGGTGTACCATCGTTTAATACTTCAAAAACAGTTGCTTCTTCGTCGTATGGTAAAATTTCGTAAGCCATTAGTATGCGGTTATTGTTCCGTTAGTAATTGTATTAGTGTACTTACTGTTGCTATCGTTAGCGTTATTGTTATCAAAAGTCCACTCTGTTATAAGACCGCTTGTAACTGTTTGACTACTGTCTGCTATAACGCCACTGTTATATAGGGTTGTTACTTCGCTTGAGGACAATACTTTGTTGTATATCTTTATCTCATCGTAGTCCAAAGTAGCATTACCCGCGCTATTGGTAAGGTGTATGTTTTCTCCAATTTTCCCCTTAGTAGCATTAATAGCTGTTCTTGTTCCATTATTAGCATTTGATTGAGAAGTACACTCCGTAGCGTTCCAGTACAGTTTAAATGCGTTAGCTGCGTTTGTTAGCGAAGCATCGTAGGTTATTGTAATCATACAGAACCCATCACTATTCACATTCCCTCTTGCACTGCTTTTCCATTTTGCACTACTATTAATTCCAGTAGCAGAATTATCGTGTAATGGCCATTGCCTATCAAAGTTTGTGCTATTAGTCCTTATCCTCGCAATAAGTCTATTTAAGCTTTGGCTATACGTCAACATAAATCTGTTATTGCCGTTCGAGTTTGTATTACCAAAGTTCCAAAGTAATTGATTTTGCAAGCTGCCCGTGTTGCGTACCCATATACTAAAACTCAAATCTTGCGTAGTATTTATACTAAACGGTGAAGTGCTAGTAGTGCAGTTTATATAATCACCCGTACCATCGTTTTGATAGTACCTCGTGTTTGAGTATGCTGCGGATGCATTATGGTCATAGCTATACCACTCACTAATAGCGTGGGGGGCAGAGTCGTTAGGTTTATTAGTACTATTCGTATTAATAGCTTCGTACCCTCCTTCTACTGCAAGGGAAATTGAAAATTCATCTGTTGCCCCCCGATTTAACTCGGTGTTTAATTGGGACATTTTTATTTGTCCACTGCTTTGTAATGCCATTATGAGAATATATCTGAGAATGCGATAACATCGCCTTTAATATGTAAATCACCATCCGACTCCATACGAGCCACAAACACACCGCCTGCATAAAAGTCTATACGTCCATTGGTTGAATCAAACTGTATGTAGTTATTAGCGTCTTTACCAACGTGTGTAATACCATCACGCAAGTCGGGTTCTACACTAAATGTTGTACTAGTTAAATCAAGACCAGTACCTGCTGAATAAGTTGTGTTTGTATTAGTCGTGTAAGAAGGCGTTGCCCAAGTTGCTGTACCGTCAGAAGAATACTTTAAGAACTGCCCCGCTGCGCCACCCGCAGGTATGTGCTTATTGCCAGCAGTAGTAGGGTGAGTATAAACTGTATCTGTGTTCGTAGTGTAACTAGGTGTCGCCCATACAGCCGTACCACTAGAAGAGTACTTAAGAAATTGCCCTGCTGCACCGCCAGTAGGGATGTGGTTGTTACCATCGCCTGTAGGGTGAGTATACACTGTATCTGTGTTAGCATCGGCTACCCAGCTAAAAGTGCCATCACCATCTGATGCCAATACTTGACCCGCAGTACCATCTCCTGAAACATTTAATTGTAAAGCATTGACAGAATTGTCTTTAATACTAAAAGTTAAATCATACGGGTCAGAATCTGAACCAGGTGAAGTGTCTGACCAGTTTATGTTAATACCAGTACCCTCTACGAATTTCCACTCATTAGCATTGTTAATCTGTACTTCTGTACCATCACCGTCTTCTACAAAGAAGCCAGTCATGTTCCCAGTAGCGCCGGTAGCGACCGCTGTAATATGCCCATTAGCATCTACGGTAATAGTGTCAATCTTAGTACCATTAGCCGTTGAGCCGTAAACACCACTTAGGCTAGAAGTGTCTTCGTGAGCTGTGTAAGTTTCTGTAGTTAAGTAACCAGCTTCCGTGTGGTCGCTAAAAGAATCAAAAGCATTAGAACCAAACGTATAGCTTTGATTAGTAGCACCATTTACAGAAAATACAAGGGTATTTGTACTATCAGTTCTGGTAATACCATCAAGGTAATAGTTAGTATCAGAGCCTCCGCTACTAACAGTAGCAAAAGAAAGAGTACCACTACCGTTTGTAGTAAGAACTTGACCATCAGTACCGTCACTAACAGCTAGTTGTGAAATGCCTATAGAGCCAGACTCAGACTTAGCGTATCTAGTTTGAATATCTGGTGTTTTAATAAATAAAGATTCTAGCCCTACTCCAGTCCAGTTTAAAACAACTATACTAACGTAACCGCTTGTTGGTGCTTTATAGTCTCTTTCAAAATTAGTCCAGCTATCTGAGACAGCACCATTTTCATACCAGCCAGTATCTCCTCTATCGTCTTACTGCACAAAAGTGCCTTGAGCATCGTTTGATACGTGGGTTTTGCCATTTGGTAAATCTCCGTCATGTTGATACAGCCTTAGATACATTCCGTTATCAGACGGAGATGAACCCCTAATCATAACACTGAAGCGCTTAGTTTCTCCAGCCTCCATGTATACAGCTTTGTAAACCGCTCCAATAGATGTATCCGTATCATGCTTTAACTCAAGCGCCTCTTCAGATAGATTCCATTTTATGTTAGAAGCAGTTCCGCTACCGTACCCTGCTTCCCATCCGTTAATTCTTGCAAGAGCAAGTCTTATTTCATCTTCAGTATAGTAAAGGTTGTTGTGGTTATGTGAAGAAGGTGCAAACGTTGTGGGCTTATTCTGTATAAAAGAATCTCCACTTGTAGCATTCCAGTCTGATTGAACATTTTGTTCTGCATTGCTAGGCGCGTGAGCTGCTTGACTGTGAGTATATGCTGTATCGTAGTTAGTTTTATTAGTAGTTGTTAATTGGTCTGTAGTCCAAACTTGTGCCCAGTCTGTTTGCCAAGTTCCACTCTTTTTACTTTTTATATGTAGAGTTCTGTTATGGAAATCTTGAAAAGATGCTGTTGCCCAACTATCTGAATCCCAATATTTTATTGTAAGCAATCCATCTGATGCACCTGTAGGTTCATCGTCAGCCTCGCTTACATCCCATATATAAACACCTGAAGAATCTATAGTGTCTAAATCGTTTTGATACCTTGCGTGTGTTCTTAGGTATCTACCATCGTGGTTATGGCTAGTAGATGCAAAGGCAGTATTACCAGCCATTGCCGTGGTAGCTGTTGTGCCTATCTGTAACAACGAGGTGTTACCAGCCATTGCCGTGGTAGCTGTTGTACCTATGGCTAAATTAGATGACCCATTACCTGTTCCAGCACCAATAAGAGTTCTCACCTCAGCAGCACTTACACCTCCTGTTAATGAAGGAGTAGACCCATTAGTAGTAATAGCAGCAAAATCATTACGATTTAAAGTATCAAAGTTGGTGTATCCATCTTTGGCTGAAGCTTGTGTAACAGTCCAACTGTCTCCCCATTGCGAGGTAGCAGAAGCAGCAGAATATCCTAACCACAAATCTTTAGCAAGAAGCTGAGTGTAACTTCCACTTTCACCACTAATAAAAAATGCTGTTTTACCTGAAGACGAGTTTCTACAGACTTCAATTGTAGGCGTGTGGTATGGATTAGAACATTCGTATCTGAATCCTTCAAATCCACTGTTAGACTCTGGATTCCAGTAACCGTATATCTTTATTTCTCCTCCTTCGCCCGAACTATTATAAGCGTCTTGGTAAACTAAAGTAAAACCACCCATAGAGTAGTTGTCTTGAGGTACATTAGTTTGTACAATAATATAAGTGCTTACACCACTATCATCAGAAAGCATAGCGTGGTTTTTACGCCATACGTGCATATCTCTATCACTACTGTCTGATTGCATTAACTCATACTCTAAAGCATAAGTGCCAGAGTGATTATGCGCAGCGGCAGCGAAGGCGCTTGTGTTGCTGTATGCCGCAGAACCAAATATTTCGCTAAAGCGTTTTCTACGTTCCGCACCATTATCAAGAAGTATAAGCTCATCAACAGTTGTTGTTATATCAGCAGTCATATCAGTTAGCTCCGATAAGTCTAAACTTATTGTAGCGTCACCGCTTGATGTAGTTCCGTCTAATCCATCACCGACTGTTATGCTTGATATTAATCCACTTAAATCTTGGTCACCAGTGTTTGTACCCGACGATGAGCCAGAGAAGTTTGATGCGGAAATATTTCCATTGGTTTCTAATGTAGTTCCTGAATTAAAATTCGTTGTAGGATTTTTGGTAAAGTAAGTGTCACTTGTGGTTTGAGCGGTATTCCAATCACCTACCCAGTCTATATTATTACTATAAAAACTAGAAGCACCGCTAACCTTAGATACATGAACGGTAGCATAACTCCATGTTGAATCAGTTTCGCCAATTGCTATACATCTTCTTTCGCTAGTACCATCATTTCTTCTACCAAAATAAATTGGTTTATCTAAAGCACCTAAAACTTGTACATTTACATTATGCCACATAGTAGAACTGGTGTTACTATCACCACCAGAGTTCCAATTGTGACCACCAATTATAAGTTTTGTTGCAGCCTCAGCACTATAGTTGTATATGTCTATTTCCATATACATCATATCAAAATTGCCTAATGTACCTGGTAAATCAATTACAACTTGTCCCGTAGTGCTGCCAGTTCCAGACCATTGAGCATTTTTACCTGGATATGCAATTTTAGGGTAATTGTCTTCACCTATTCCTAGATGACCATGTACTACAGTTGTATCTGCTAAACCATTTCCAAGTATCGTGTCATTAGATACAGATAATCCACCGCTAATCTCAACACCTGTGCTTGTAGTGTCAAGTTTTGCACCATTGTTGTAATAAAGAGTTACACCTGCGTTTCCTTCAACTACTATTCCATTTTCGTTTCCCTGAGGTCTTATGTATATGTTATCAGCAGCCTCAAGATATAAATCATGATTAGTCCCTCTTGCTGTAATAAAGAAATCACCAGTAGAAGAACTTGTTGTTTCTATATAACTATTACTACCATTGTGAAATATATTTAAATCATTTCCATCACCAAATTTAGCTATTACACTATCATCATGTCTACTTGGCTTTGTAAACCTTGTTTCGGTAATACTGCCATCTAAGTACATGTAAGTAGTGACCCCACCAGACCCATCATCGGAAGCAAATAAAATATCTTTGTCATCCGAGTAGTTTTCAATTACAAACTGACCTGTATAATTACTTAAATGCGTATTTGTTCCGTTATGGAAACCTTTAAAATCAGAACTTGTGCCAAGCCTTAGTTCTTTGCTATCGTTAAAAATAACATTACCAGTCATTGTTCCACCAGCTAAAGCAAGCTTAGTAGCAATACTATTTGTTACAGTGGTAGAGAAGCTAGCGTCATCTCCTAATGCAGCAGCAAGCTCATTAAGCGTGTTTAATGCTGCGGGTGATGAGTCAATAAGGTTTGTAATCTGTGTGCCTACATACGCCTCTGTAGCAACACCGTTACCGCCAAGGGTCATGGTGGTTGCTGCTGCCGATGAGTCAGATGTAATATTTAAATGTCTTTTAGAAGAGCCTACAGTAGCCATATTATCTTAACTTTTTTCTTGTTACTTTATACTTGATATTAGTGTCTTTTGCAGCATCGTGCATTGAGCCAAAATCAACAACTAAGCCCATTTTACTTTGCAAAAACGGAGCTTTGTTTGGATGACCCGACGCTGTTAACTTAACCCTTAACTGTGTTCCCGTTGTAGAAAACACATGCGCCTCTCCTGAGTCTTTATCATAAGTTTCCCAGTTTGTACCGTTATTATTACTTACATAAACAGATAGTCCACAATTAGAAGGTATAACAAAATCACTTAAGCCACCGACAAAAACCATGTCCACCTTAGCACTATTGTCTAAAGTAAATGTACCAAAAACAGCTTCCCAATTACCACATAGCTGGGTTGGATTTGTAGCCTCCGACCATATTCTAAAACTATGACCATCGCCACCATACCCCATGCGAATCCAATACTTAGTGCCATTTGCGGACGACATTAAAACAGGGTTTACTCCATAATCTGATTGCCAACTTCTTCCTCTTGCGCTACCGCCATATACGCTTGATGTGTCTTCTTGATAATTACTTAACTGTTTTACATTATATATTTTAAATGTGCTAAGATCTAAAAATCCTCCATCTACTTTTCCATACCCCCTGTCACCTGACATAGGGATCCATTCTCCTGTATACCCTGGCATTTTATCCATAGGCGTTCCTGAAGTCTTTTGAAATTTTGTTCCAAACCTAGCAATACTATTAAGATCAATGCCATTTTCATAATTTCTTATGTAAACCCTATCTGTAACATAAGGTGCACTACCACTAAAACAATTAGTGTAATCCACCTTTAGTATATAATCATATCCCGGAATTATTACAACGTTTGGTGCGCTAGCAGGATCTGGCACAAATAAACCGG